GTTAGTAGTGACGTTGACTTTCCTTATTCCACCTTGCTGATGTTGAAGATTTTTTTTGTGTGCTGCTTCTCTTGCCTTTGCTTGGGCTACAGCTGGATCAATTGCTTCATCTTGTTTAGCAATGGCTTTACCAATAGCTTTTCTTTTAGCATGAATAACTTCATCGGAATCGTCTGTGTCCCCATCGTTGTCTATATCTTTATCTTTACGATTATCAAATTTTTTCTTTAGTGCCTTAGGTTGGACTTTATCCATTTCCTTGCCGTCATCAGATACATCATTAGTGTTATCTTCTTCAACAGGAGCGTCCTTCAATTCCCTAATCATTTTAACATCTGCTGCGGTTATCGCGCTGTAATTCGCGGGATAATATTTTGACCAGTCCATCATTTGCTCCTACTAGCAATTATTTTGGAAAGAATTTTATTATATCTTTCGGTTTGCATTAATCTTTTTTTATCTTGTTCGGTTTTAAACTCCTCTTCGGGAGTCAAAGCCACAACATATTGTCTATATTTATCTGTTCCTAATTCTAACTGTTGGCCTTCTCCTGCCCGATTCTTATTCCATTCTCTTAAGCCTAGAATTTTTTGTAATTTATTACTAATTGGATCTTGTAAGTTAACTTCATCTACGGGAAGAGTATCTACCATTTCATGTAAATATGAAAAATCTGCCTTATTAAAATCAATCATTCCGGATCCTTCATCTAATACAGTTATATAATCAGATGTCTTTTTAATAAGTCCTCTTAATTTTGAAAGTTCCCAAAGTTTTATTTTTTCCGTTATTAATGTAAAATTATCAAAAAAACCTTGGCATTCTTTTAAACATCCTCTAATATAAGATATTTCTTGAGTATTATATGGTAAGGATTTTATGTAATTAAATATTACAGCGGCTTTCTTATCTACATGATATGTTTCGCCTTCAAATTCAACTTTTTCTATCCATAAACCTTCTTTTACTTCATCTACATCATCTACTCCAGGTATTGCTGGAACTTTCTTTTCTTTTGGTAAGGTTTTGGCAATAAAAGAAGCAGCACTCTTTTTTTGTTGTTTCGGGGTATTTCCTTTGGGCATCGGAGCAACCGGCTGCGGGCGCTTTATGCTCGTGTTAAGCACTTCCGAAGTATTGAATTTTTCTTTTATTTGTTTTTCCATTACACTTAGCTTCATTTGTTTTCTTAATAATTGATATAGAATTCTTTTGTCTTTTTCACTTAAAGTATCCGGTAAACCGGTTTTAAACGTCTCGAAATCGCTGTCTATGGCGAGGGACCTTAACTTAGATGCAGACATACCTGTCGCATCATCCGCGTCAGGATCTCTTTCTCCTGCGCTTTCTATTTCTATTTTTTTAAAATCATAAAATCCATGCGGCTTATCTTTAACGCCATTATATTGAGATAAGAGTTTTTTAAAATCATTTATTCTGTCGCTACCAACAACCATAATGATTTGTTCATATCCTTTATCGTGCAATAAAGAAGCAACTTTCATAACATCTTCGGGTTGCTCCCTGGAATATTTAAAAAGTTTTTGGCCTCTTGGCTTAAACATTTTCTTCATCCATTTGACTTTATCTTTATAATCTAATGGATTTTTTTTCGAATCTTGTGAGGAACTTAAAAAAACAAATGCATCTGCCCGACTTCTAGAAGCCACTGTTATAATTTTATTAACTAAAATCTCATGCCCGGTTGTGGGTGGATTAAACCGGCCGAATGTAAATACAGCAGTTTTTAGTGTTCCTTCACGTAATTCGATAAATGATGTCATTTATCCTCTTTAACCATTGACACATAGGCATCTTGAACAGATTTGTTTGCGGTTTGTTCCGACATATCGCGAATTTGTTCCTTGCTCCATTTAAAGCCTTTTTCTTTTTTATCTACAATTCTTTTTACAGAATTTGCTAGATCATCAAATTCATTATTTCCAAAAGGCCCGTCTCCGAAATAATTTTGTTTTTTAGCCACTATGTTCTCCTATTATTGTAATTAGCCGTTCCTTGGTATGTCGTCTATCTAATTCGATGCCGATTGTTCTTCCGTATTCTTCCAATTCACGTTTGTTCATTAATTTTAATGGTTTTGTCTTTTGATTTTTCTTCTCTTTTTTTTCGTATTCTTTTTCTCTCTTTAGGCTGTCTAAAAGGTGCCGTTCAATGATCTTATTTTCTTCCTCTGCAAACAGAAAATCTTGCTCGTGGTCATCTCTTCCATACTTGCTGCTCTCCGGCCAACCGCTAAGCCAAGCAGTAAATCTTTTCCATAAGTCTTTCATAGATGTCTTTCTATTACCAATCTGCTCTGTCTCCGCCACCCTTCCATTCTATTCTTGCATCGGAGGCTTCTTCAATGGCGTCTAAGAATCCTTGTAACATATATGGTAACTTTTGTGGTCGCCTCATAAACTTATGAGCATAGTCTTCATATATTTGCGCAAGTTTATTCTTACTTCTTTCAGGAGCATCCTCAATACATTCCCGTAACGCATTAATCAGTTTATCAGAAGCCTTAGATTCAAATAACGTGGCTTCTTCTGTAAAAATAGGTCTCATTGGTCCCACTCCTTTTCTGCGGTGAAATTTATTCTACTAAATTCCATCCTGTTAACTAATTTTAAACCTTTTTGATTATCAAAGGTATCAATAGCAACAAAACCTTCTGGCTTAGTCACTCTATACCCTGAAGGAGTTTTTATAAAGGTATTTGTTATTCCTTTTACTTCTTCTAATTTTTTAACTATAAAAAGTTTGATATTATTTATTAATGACATTAATCGAAATATGATCTCTATTTGATCCATAGAACCGTTTAAAGTTTTCATATATCCATCAACAGTCATTTGTTTTCTTTGCCTACCTCTTTCGGACTTTAACTTCCCTACTTCTTTCTGCATTTTATTCTCAATCCACTTAACACAATCTTTTGCTGATTTTTTATAATTATCAACAAATTCACCTTCTCTAACTTTTGTGTTCATGAATGTTTTAATGTGCGTTCTGATAATATTATCTTTTGATATATTATCTAAAAATCTTCCATTAACTTTATTAAAATCTTTTCCTAATTCAGAAAGCATTCCGGTTACTTTAGTGGTATCTGATTGAGTAAATGTCGCTGATCCACTTAAATCGGTAAAATCTGCATTTACGGCCCAAACATCTCTATGAGAAGACCATAAATTTATATCGGCTCCAAATTCTGCTTTAAGATTAGTTAAATCCTCTTCGCCGGATGTTTTATATGTTGTATGAAAAACAATCCCTACTTTAGCAGCAATAATTTTTTTAGCTAATTCAGTATTTAATGGTACGGCATATGTTATAGTGTTAGGAGTAAAAGTAACATACTTTTCTTTATCAATTGTTTTAATTTTTTTATCTTTATTATCTGTCCAAAGAACATCTCCGTGGAATATATTTCCTGGTATATTTAATTTGGGCAAATGTTCTAAAAGAGCAGACATTTTTGGGTGTAAAGGTCCACCACCAAAATGTTCGTCTACATCTGATTGTGTAAAGCAAGGTTTCCTCATTGATTTATAATCAACGAAAAATTTTCCATTAGGATGAATTCCTGCTACCGCCGCCGGTGCACCATCCCATTTAACTGTAACATTAACAGCTTCTTTATTATTACCTGCTAACATATCTCTTAGCGATCTCAGAAAATTAATAGCACCTCTAGTACCATTAACTCCTCCATTCAACACCTCATCTTCGAGATGTTCCATATGAAGATTCTTACCCGAGGCTTCTATGAGAAACTGGCGATATGATTTCATCTAATTCCTAATTTTTGTTTCATAGCAGAATAACTTATACCAATTTCTCTATCTGCGCGATCTTTACCAAATCCAAGTGCTGCTTTTGCTTTAAAATATTCACCTATCTTAGCACCAATATCTTTAGATAATGTTTTAAAATCTTTTGGATCATTATTTTGTGTTATATTAGATTGTGGACCCTTTAATGAACTAGCCGAAGAAAAGTTATCCTTAATTTTCTTAGTTAATTTACCATTTTTTAATTGGCCAAAGGTGTGCATCAATACTGATTTTATATCATCTTTAGATTTTAATTTTTCTTCAAAATCTGTTTGTCCCGGATCAAAAGTTCCAACATTTTTAAAAGCACCGGCATAAACTCGAGTGGAAGAACCAGTACCTCCAAAACCTCCGCCACCGCCCCATCTCAACATCCATTCAGAACCCACATTCCATTGTTTTGACTTATATAAATCTTGTGGTGTCATAAATGAAATTGTATCTCCGGAATCAGAATTAAATAGAGTTAAATAATCCCAACCATGAGCCTTATAATCGTGTAGAGCATTAGCATTCCATTGTCTTATAAATTCATTAGGATCTGTTAAACCATTTTTTACTGTTTTGTTAAATGTATATGGAACCATACCGTTATTAGGCATAGCCGCCTGGCAAATTTTATTATATAATGTTTCACAGGCCTTATCTGCTACTCTTTGAGTAACACCTTTTTTATCCATATACGTTGCTGTATATTCTCTACTTCCTATTGATAAAGATTTTGCTATACCACCGCGCTTATTTGATTCACCATAATATTTTGTACCGCCCAACATCATTTTATCTGCATCATCAGCAGAAATGTCTCTTCCTATGTCTTTAAAAGCATTAATCCATTCTAACTTAGCATCTGCAAATTTGGTTGGTTTTGAAAGGGTCCCACCATCTTTTTTTAATTCAACATTAACACCTGGTGCTAACCAACAATCACCTTTATTATCTTCGTCCCCCTTTTTACCACCTGGAGTTGACATAATATAAAGAATTTCTCCAGGACCTATATTTTGATTATCTATCTTTACATCTAACGCAATTAGTTTATCTCTAACCTTGGACCATACTGGATTTCTCGTAGTAACATACGAATCTAACTTGACCACTTTATTTAAACTATCTTTAACCATTTTAATACAGTCAATTACATCACCATTAATTAATTCTTGACAAAAACTGACTTGGTCTTCGGCACTAGTGCCAGACTTATTAATCAAAGATATCATAGCATCTATGAATAAATCTTGATTCATAGTAATTTTGGCGTCAACAGCTTTCTCTCTTATCATGTTAGCCATCACATCTTTTTGAATGGCCTCCAATACATTTTTTAACACTTCATCTTTATCAACGAGCTCTATTTGATCTAGAACTTGTTTTTTGAGTTCAGGTGTTACTCGTTCTAGGAGAGTCCGAATCTCATTCCTAGTATAACCTGGTGCCATAAAAGATTTATATGTTTTAAAATTCAAAGTGATTTCCCCTCCCAGGAACCTTTAGCCCACTTATCCATAATCTTCTGAATATCTTTGGCTAAGGCTTTAACTGACTTGGCGTCAGATGATTCCATTTCAGCGGCACTGCGAGCCCATCTCGCTATTCTATTTGCACGCGAAGCAACGTCTTCCATGCTTTTCACTGCTAATTTACTTATAGCTGCTTCCACTAAGACGTCCGTAGCTGAGCTGTGTAGATCTTGTATTTTTTTCATGGTTATCCCCTAAAATAGTTTTATAATCTTATTTATTGTTTTTAAGATACCCGAATTTCTTTTCGGTAAGATGTATAAATTTTTTAAAAACTTTTTGTTTATTTATTTTAGAATATCTCATAAAAGCTTCACAACTTGTTTTTGGCTTATCGTGGAGATACATATCAAAGGCGAGTTCAGAACTATACGCATCTATTTCAAATGGGTTTGAAAAATAATCATCATATTTGTTTTGTTGATCATCAAATTGCAAAGAATGAGTTAATTCGTGAATGTAGGTGAGTGTAAATTGTTGTCTATATTTTTCCCAAGTGGATTCAGGAATAAATAATTGTTGAGTATATAGTTCTGGTGATAAATTAATTGTTATTTCTAATTCTGATTCTGAAAAATGTTCTTCAGGAACATTGGCGGCCCCATCGAAAGTCATTTCATATAGGGCATGATCCAAATCTTTTCGTATATTAACATAACAAGAAAATCCTAGTTCATCTTCTAATATTTCTTCTGTTCTATTAGCACATTCATGCCAAAGCTTA